GGGGGGGGTTATCCCTCGCTTAATATTTTCAAAGGTTTAAAAATGGTAGAATTATGGAAAAATATCGGTTTAGGGTTATTTGTTAATAGCTCATTTGGCATAATGCACGGCGATTTTAGCGCATCAAATATTTATATTATTGCGGGCAGTATCGCGTTAATGTGGTTTTGTATCAAAAGACAAAAGGGGTTAAGATGAACGGCGGGCAATTTGTTATAATAATGCTATTAAATATCGGGCTTATTTATATGGCGATAGAAACATATAAACATAAGACCGATAAAACGCAAAAGCAAAAATAATCTGCTTTGACCGCTCCGCACGCCTCTCGCGGGGCGATACTTCAATAAACTACTTCACGAAATATAATCATATATACGAAGCGGCAAATAATCGCGGCTCGCTAAAAGGCTTTTTGTTCGCGCGCGATAGAAACGGACGATAAGCGGACGCGATAATATACGCACGGACAACGGCGCGCATATAATAGGCGCATAAGATACGCAGGTGGCGGAATACCGGCGCGCACGGCGGGGCGGCGACATCCAGCCCAAAGGGGCGGGCGCAAAGGCTAAAATATACAAAACGCGGCGGGCGATACCCCATGCTCTCAAATATAAAAATCTACGTCTAGAGCGGGAAAATATACCGCGAAACTTATCTTTATTTATACTTTTTATACGGTAGCTCACGAAAAAATACGGAATAGTTTTTATTCTTATGCGGACTTGGCAGAAATTAGGCGCTTTTAGCTTACGGCGGCGCGAATTTTTTACGAAATATTAGAAAAATACGCAAAAAATCGGTAAATATTCGGCTAATATCGCGTGACGTTTTAAGCTTGTATCGAGGCAATTATCAAAAATGAGTATTTTCTGAGATTATAGCATTATCATAATATTTTGTTTTTGATAGGCAAAAATTTTTAGGTTCTTTGTAAGATAGCGAGCTGGTGGGGGTCGGCGTAGCTGCGTTTTTCATTTTACTGTCAGGTTTTTAAAATTTTTGCAGGCTTTGGAGCGTTTTAGTCCGTAGGACTAATTTTACTCTAAGTCTGCAAAGTAGTCAAGTTTGGGCTAAGAATAGAGAGGGCGCGAGGATAAAACCCCCGCGTCAAAAATCAAGATAGTATCTCGCTGCGCTTCATAAAAAAGCGGTCGTCGTCGTGAGCGAATGCCACTACTGCACCAATAGCCGTATAGGACCTCTCTAGCTCTTTTTGTATTTTTAAGAGGTTTGCGACTATCTCGTCGTTTTTAGTCTTTAGTTTTTCGTTTTGGCTCTTTAACCCCTCATATCCTACGCGCCACGCGTTACGATTGCCGGCAATGTCTATGTTGTCGCACCATAGTTGAAAATAGCTCGGGTGATCTGAAGTGATAGGCTTAAATCTCGGGTCGTCGAATATCTTTAGCTTGTCTCGCATTATCGCGATCTGATTATTCGCCTGCGTTAGCTTGCCTTTGTATCCGCTTATCTCTCTGCGGTGTCTTTTGGTTTTGTCTATCAGCACTGCGTCAAGCTCGGCGATTTTATTTACGTAGGCTTCAAATTTAAGTCGCTTTATCTCGTTGGCCATTTGATTAAAAGCGTTGATGTAGGCGACTTTGAATTTGTAAAATCTCTCGCCGGTAAAACTCATAGCGAGCAAAACGAAGCCGTCTTTGGAGATTTTGTAATACGGTCTGCTTTCGCCTTTCTTATCCTTGTATTCAACGAGCCGAAAATTTGACCCGTTAAAAATATCTTGCGGGAATTCGCCAATTTTCGCTAAAATATGCTTGTGCTGTTTGTCAAAAACTTCAGCCACATTTAAAGAGGTGGTAAATGCTTCTCCATTTGCCACTTCAAACTCTACTTCACAATTATTGATAATAACTGCGTTACTCATCTTATCTCCTTTTGTTGGGATTAGGTTTTGCTAGTTAAAAATAACTATTCATTATTTTTAACAGTGTAATTGTAATGATTAATTGCTTAATATAGACTTAATAATATTGCTAATAGTGATTTTTATATTATTATAAGTAACTATTAGATACTATTATGCAAATTTATACGAGGGCAAAATGAATAGAGATGAATTTAAAAACTTGCTAAGCAAAGCAAAAATTAATAAAAAAGAGCTATCAGAGCTTTTAAGTTTGCCGTATGGCACTGTTAATAATTGGGGTACAAGTAACCCTTACCCAGAGTGGCTTAATAGTTGGTTTGAGAATTTTATCAAAGCCAAATCATACGAGGAGATAAAGAATAAGGTTTTTGAGGTAGAGAGAAAGGACAGCTAGTCTGCCCTTGGCTTTTTAGTCCTTTAACACCTTATATACTATTTTTTCATTATCCACAGATAAAACTTCAATTAGTAGTTTTTTAAATCTAATCTGTTTTTGTCCTATGCTATAAGTTAGGTTTTGAAAAAAGGCCGGCCTGGCAAGATCGTCTGGAGTATATTCTCTATAAACGAGCATAAAGCTATCAGGAGTTTTTCCCGTATATACTAGCTCGAAATTTTCACCATTTTTTGTTTTAGAATTTTTAGCCAAAACCACTTTTTCCATTTTTACATCATCTGGGTAAAATGTAGTGTTGGGGAGTGGGGCAATATACCCTCCTGCGCCAAACCCATAAAGAATCATAATTATCATTTTGTTTTGCAATTTTCCATTCTCATCGACCAACAAGGCGGCTTCGCCTATTTTTTCGTTGCTAATAGCCAGATAACTCTTTTTGTCTAAAACAAAATTACCTTTTATTCTAAAAATATCGGTTGAAAAAAATGAGACTTCCGAAGAAATGTTTTTAAGCCGAAAATCTTTCGTAGGCTTCATAGCGTCTGAACTAATTTGTTGGAGCATATAATCATTAACCTTGATGATCGTATCTCCTACGTAGCTTGTTTTTATCTGATTTAGTTCATAATTTTTCTCGGATATTTGCGTCTCATTCATTGTTTCGCCAGTTTTTATAAGTCCAAGCTTCTGAGAGCACCCTACAAAAAACACTGCCATTACGACCAACAATAAAAACTTTCTCATTTCGTCTCCTTTAAAATTAATTGTATTGAATTGGTTTTACGATGGTTTGCCCGCCGTATTGTATCGTATTGGGCAGTAACGATGCCATAAGCCTAGCTTGCCTTATTTCAAAGCTAGCGTCGGCGTTTTGCTTTAGCTCGTTGGCTCTTTTGTCTCTATTGGGCGGCGTAAGTAAAATAATTCTTTTGCCTAGCCCTTTGAGCATTTTTACGGCCGATACTAGGTCCGTATCGGCGGTTACCAAAAAAGCCTTATCGAAGTCGTTAGAAAACGCGTCTTTTAGCATAGTAATAGCAATATTAATGTCGCTTTGTTTTTCCTCATATGCTTCGTATTTGCGATGGCAAAGCTTGCAAATTGAGTCTTTCCTTTTAAATTTACCTAAAATCGCCGTAACGTTTACGCTTTGCAGGGCTTTTACGTAAAGACTATGGCGACTTAGCTTGTCGTTATTTAAGTGAGTGGGTAGAGCCGAAAAATAATAAACCTTGTTTAGTATGTCGCCCTGAGACAAAAACGTTTCGCAGAGCTTGTGCAGGTCAAGCCATTTATTGGCGTTGCCGTGAAGTTTCTTTTTGTTGAGTTCGTCTATTGCGTGATAAAGATTGAAGCCGTCAATGTAAGCATTTACTATCATAAGTCAGACCCCTTTTGCAAGGGGTCGTTAGCAGTCGTAACTACTAAGTTGCATATCAGAATATTACCATTTGTAAGCTTAAAAGCTGTTTTAATCATCTTTTTAATCTCTCGTATTCTATTTTTGAAATTATACGCTCAAAACACTTAACCCCAGCCAAAAGTGTGTAATTTGGGTATTGAATTACACACGCGCATATTTTAATATTGCAGAAAAATCTCGAAAGGAACGCTCGTATGACGCTAGGCGAACAGCTAAAAGACGTGCAAGAAGCGATACAAAAGCTCGTAAAAGCCAATATCGCATCATACAAGGTCGGCGAGCAAGAAATAACGAGAAATAGGCTAAGAGATTTGCGCGCTATGGAAAACGATTTGATAGCCAGAATCCAACAGCTAGGCGCAAACTACGATCCGCTAACCGCAGAGCATATCAAAGGCGGCAAAGTAAGGATAAGCTTCAATGGCTAAGAAAAAACGCCGAGCTACGTCAAATTTTAAAGCCAACTTCTACGACGGCGGCAAGAAAACTCTAGCCAACAGAGACTTTTACAACGCTATTAACGACTTTGAAGCTACGGCGACCCCCGATCGCGATACGCTAAGGGCAAGGGCTAGGTGGATACACGAAAATAACCCGATAATCGCAAACATAGACCGCACTATTTCGGCAAACGTAGTGGGCGGCGGCATCAAATTTCAATTCAAAATAGGCGGCGAGCAAGAGGACGATAGCGCAAAAGCTCTCAACGACGAGATAGAAACGGCGTGGGAATATGCTAAAGAGAATTTAGACATTACAGGGCGCGATCACTTTGACGAGATGTGTAAGATAGCCCTAAAAGGTCGCTTTATGGACGGCGAGAATTTGTTTTACTTGCCTTACGTTAAAGACGGCTCGCAGGTAAATCTAAAAATCCAAGCCCTCGAAGTGGATAGATTTGCGCTAGGGAGTTTTAACACCGAAAACGGCTTATTTTACGACGGCGTGGAAACGGACAAATACGGTAGGGTAGTAGCCTACCATTTGCAAAACAATCTTTTTAGGGCTGCCAATATAAAAGGGCAGCAAGTAGAGAGCGACGTAAGGCTAGACGCTAAAGACGTGCTTTACTTTTACAAAAGAGACAATCGCCCGACGCAGTATCGAGGCATATCTGAATACAAGCAGGTCATTACCGATCTTAAGAATTTTGCCGCGCAAATGAGAGCGACGATAGAAGCCGCTAGAAGTAGATCCAATATCGCCTACGCTATGGTTACAAGCAACGTCCCGCAGGCAAACGCATTCCAAAGAGAGGATAGAGAGCCGATCGAGGAGATAAACGGCACATTCGTGCGCTATCTCAATCAAGGCGAGAAGCTAGAAGTGCTCGACCCAAAGATTGCGGACGACAACTTTGACGCTTTCGTTAGAACGGTCGTGAGGCTGATTGCTACCGGGCGAAGCGTGAGTTATGAGCTAGCCTTTAGAGACTACGCGCAAGTAAATTACTCCAGCGGGCGTATGAGCTGGCTACAAGACTACAAACTATTTGACGAGGAGTTTTTGCACTTTACGCGGAACTTCTACAAGCCTATCTTTATGCGCTGGCTTGAATTTGAGGCGTTAAAAGGCAGTTTTAAATATCTCACTTACGAGAAATTTAAACAATTAAAACCGATTATTGTGACGAGAGCAATAAAGCTTTACCCGCCTAAGCGCGAGTGGGTCGATCCGTTAAAAGAAAGCAAGGCGATAGCTACCGAGCTTGAATATAACACTACTACCCTTGAAGCGGTTTATGCCAAACGCGGGCTTGATTGGCAAGAGGAGATAAGGCAAATAGCGGCCGAAAACAAGTATTTGGCGAAATTTGGGCTAACTAGGTTTAACAACGCCAAACTAATAGTAGATACCAGAGAGGAAAACGATGAATAAAGACATAAGTTTTTTATATGAGCCGTTTTTAGGCACGCAGGGCGCGCTTAGGACGCTTATGAGCCTAAGCTTTTCAAATGCCCCGCTAGCGGCAAGAACGCAGCCTAGCTTTGAAAATGGCGGCGAAACGGATATTTACGGCATTGCCGGCGTAATTTTTAGATACGAGAACTTTTTGACGGCTTTTGGGTACGGCGTTTCTAGTCAATCTCTAAAAGCAAAAATAAAATCAAGTATTGAAGCGGGCAGAAAAGTCCTTTTGGTGATTGATAGCGGCGGCGGTATGGTAAACGGTATGTCCGACCTATGCGATTACATCGCCGAGAACAAAGAGAATATCACGGCTTTTGTCAAAGGCACGTGCGCCAGTGCGGCATTTTGGATAGCTAGCTCGTGCGGCAAGATTTATGCCGAAAAAACCTCTCTAATCGGCTCATTGGGCGTAGTTACCAGTATTTGGGACGACACTAAATACTTTGAAAATTTAGGCATCGTGGCAAAAGACATTACTTCAACCCTTGCGCCAAATAAACGCCTTGATGTTAATAGCGACGAGAGTATGGCGAATTTAAAACGAGAGATTGACGAGATAGCAAATATCTTTATATCAAGCGCTGCTAAAAATAGAGGGATGAGCAATGACGAGATAGTAAGCAAACTTGAAAACGGCGGGGTGATAAGCGGCGAGTTAGCCTTTGAGCGGAGCATTATCGACGGCATAACTTCATTTGAAAATTTAATCCAAAAAGGAGCAAAAATGGAAAAAGAGCAGGCGACGGCGCAGGTCGAGACAAAAGACTACGGCGCAGAACTTAAGGCACAGGAGGACAAAACGCAGAAATTTCAAGCGTTGGCGTCTTATAGAAATTTGCTAAGCGCAGAGGATTTTAATCGTTTTGCGGCTGATGAGAATATCACCGCAGAACAGATTAAAAACCACATTCTGGAGAAAAGAGTAGAGGAAACTTCTAAAATCCCCTCCGTAACGGCAGGCGAGGATATTGGTAAAAATGCGGCAAACAAAGACGTAGAGGATGCTATTTGCTTGATTTCGGGCGTTGAGGTTGCTGAAGCTAGCAATAGAGCGCATAGATTAACGCAAGGCAGGCTAAAACCGCTTTTGGCGACCATCGGCGGCTTAGACGCGGCGGCTAGGGATAGCGAGTTTATGTCGGCAATGACTACGAGCGATTTCCCGATACTGCTTAGAAACGCATTGTCAAGAGTTTTAGAACACGGGTTTGAAAGAGCAGAGACGACTTACGAAAAAATCATAAAACCTGTCCCGCACCCAGACTTTAGGCCTTATAGCAGTGTGGAGATTCAAAGTGTGCCCGCTAGCGTGTGGAAATCATTAGTAGAGGGCGGCGAAACGGGAGCGTTTACGCTAAGTGAAAATGGCGAAGTGTCAAAGTTAGAGAGCAAGGGCGCAAAATTCGCCATTACTAGACAAATGTTAGTTAATGATGATTTAGGCGCATTTACGGGGCTAGTTTCAGATTTTGCCGAAAGCGCAAAATATCATATTAACCAGTGCGTTTATGAGTTTTTAGAGGCTAGAGGCGCGTATCAGAACTACGCATTAAAAGACGGCAAAGCGTTATTCCACGCAGATCACGCCAACTTGCTAACCGGGGCTCCGTCAAAACTCGGCGAGGCAGGGCTTAGCAAGGCAAGACTTGCGATGCTAAGACAAAAAGATTGGCGCGGCGAGAAGATTAGAGTAACACCTAAATTTTTAATCGTACCGCCTGAACTTTTAGACGCTGCCAATCAGCTAATGATAAGTTCAGCCACTTTGGAGCTTAACAAGAACGCAGGCGTAGCAAACGTCTATCAAGCCGCGTATAGCGTTATCAGCGACACCGAAATAGAGGACAAAGATGCGTGGTATTTGGCTAGCGAGCGTTGCGTAAACGTGGGCTACTTGTCGCAAAATGGCGGGATTAAGCCGATCATCGAACTAAGCAAGCAAAGCCTAGTGGATGGACTTGAATATACGGGCGTTTTGGACTTCATCGTGTATGCGAACAGATACCAAAACTTAGTTAAAAATGCAGGCAAATAAGGAGTATAGATGCTAAGAAAATGCGAAACGATACAAATGGCGCACGATAGCGCGGTTAAAAAGGGCGACGTCGTTTTAAAAGACGACTTTGCGATGGTTGCGCTAAACGACGGTGAGGCAAACGAGCTAGTAGCTTACGGAGTAGAGGGTAGCTTTAACTTTGTGGGAGCTACGGGAACGACTTTAAAAGTCGGCGATAAGGCTTATTTGGTAGTAGCAGACAAAAAGGTTACTCATACGGCAACCGGCAATAAGTTTATTGGGCGCGTCGTAGCCTTAGACGGCGGCATGGTCGAGGTCAAGATCAACACGAAATGAACGAGCAGTTTAAAGAGGATTTTCAAAAGATCCTCAATGAACCTAGCGAACTAAGCGATGACGTTACTTACGTTAGGTATAGCGATGACAGCGAGCATAACCTAAGAGCGATTATCGACTTAAGAGAATTTGCGTCCGAGCAAAGCGAGGGGCGCATAGAGGTAGATGTGGCGGTTTGTTATTTGGCGTTGCCGTTTGAGCCCGAAAAAAGAGACAAGATTAGATACGGCGACGCGGAATACGACGTTATGGATTGGGTCAAAACCCCATACCAATACAAGCTTATGCTAAAGATGAACGCGCACCTAACCGGAACGCACATAAAGAGTAGGTATAGATGATGAACGTAACTTACGCAAAAGGGCAGATCGTAGAGATAGACGAGGAGTTAAAAGCGCTTGAAGTAAAAGCAAGCGCTTTTATGTCGCCCTTGAGAGATAGATTTTTTTGCCGTAAGACAGAGGAAATCGACTACAAAGAGACAAAAACACTCTTAGACGAACTCGAAAAAATCGCGGTGAGGATAGCTCTGCTAAAAACCGAAAAAACTCAAATCAAAGAGCGATGGGGGATAAGGTGAGAGACGCGGCGATTATCGACGAGGCTACCCCTTATCTCACTAAGCTTGCGGAAATTTCCGACGGTGCGACGAAAGAGGTTCTAGGTAAGATCGGCAACGTACTAAGGCTTGCGATGATAGACCGCGCTAGGGCTTACGGCGCGGTAAGAAATAGCGCGGCGATATTCGGCGGGCGCAGGAGGCTAACTCGCGAGAAAAAGAGCGCGTTTAGCCGGCTTAGCCACGATGACGGCAGCGAACTTGATACATCTATGGCGGAGCTAATCCGCTTTAGGGTGTATGCCACCAACAAACTGATTGTAGGCTGGGCGAATATGAAAAGTTTTGCCCCCGACAAATACGTAAACGGCGTAAAGGTCGGCAAGATGCCTCGCGTCAAGGGCGTAGGCAACGGGTTTCAAGAGATAGGTAGAAAGCTTGAATACGGCGGCTCGGCGGCATTGTCCGAGAAGCAAAAGAGGCTTTTTAAGGCTAGCGGTTGGGGTAAAGCCGCAAAGCGCGGCAGCGCGAATTTCAAGCGTCGCCCCGTAATAAGCCCCGTCTTTCATGCGCATAGAGGGGGCATAGTGAGCGGCTTCGAACGCGCGTATTTTCAAATTTTAAGGAGCTTACGATGATAAGTAATATCGAGATAACGGAGTTTTTCGTTTCTACCGTCAAAGCGAGCAACGAGATAAAAGAGTATTGCGAGCAAAATTTTAATAGATCGCTAACTCAATTTATCGGCGTCGATATTGAAAAAGCTCCCGAGAAAGACGAAATGCCCGTTTTGATTTACGAGCCGGTGATAAAACAAATCGGGAATGCGGAAGATGAATTCGACTACGAGTTCCATCTAAGGCTCGCGATTATGGGCGACAAAAAGCCAAAAGTAGAGGGCAACGTCGTAAGGTACGACGGGATTTACCATATCGAGAAATTGGGGAATTTAGTTTGCGAAGCGATAAGAAAAGCTATAAATTGTAAGAGCAATCTTGACGCATACGACATTAATTTTTATCATGACGAGATCAACGTATTTCCTCTGTATAGCGGCGCGATAATCTTGCGTTTTTCCGTGCCTCACGTGATCGGCGATAATCAAATAATCTTTAAAGGAGAGTAAATGGCAACCCCAAAAATCAAACAGGTGCTACTGGACTTTGAGGATAAGGGCAAATTCGGGCAAGATCCGACAACCCCTAAACCTTACGTCTTGATGGCTAACGAAAACGGCATAACCGGATCGCAACAAACTAAGACCGATAACGTTATAGGCGGCGACATAGATAGCGGCGGCGAACTCTACGGTACTTTCATGGAAGTCGGCGGCACCCTTAAAACGCCTCTTTATTACGAGCAAATAGGAGTATTGCTAAAGGCGTTTATGGGCGCGCCCGTTACGGAAGATTTAAGTACGGCATCTACTCCAAAGCCGGGGTATTTTAAACATACTTTTAAAAGCAACGTTTGTATCCCAAGCGTGGTAGTGCAGGATTTTTTATCCGTACAGTGCAATAAAACCGCAGCGGACAAGGACGTGTATAAGAAATTTAACGGGCTAAGAGCAAACACTCTAAGCATAACCGCCAGCCCGGACAGCGACTATAACATCGAGATTAATTTCATCGGCGCGACTGCGGACGATAGTATCGTTAACGCGAGTTTTCAAAAACTCGACGACACCAACAAAATCGTTTTGGCCGCGACTAGAATAAAAAACTCGCACGCCAACCTATACATTAACGGGTCATCAACCCCGTATAAGCTCGCTAAAGAATTCTCAATGTCTTTAGATAGAGGCACGGAGGCGATCAGGGTTTTAAGCGCGGGCGCAATGGTGGAAGATAGCAAATTCGACCTAACGGGAAGCCTAAATTCTATCTTTGACGGCGAAATGTATAAGAAAGCTATGAAACAAGAAAAAGTAGAAACTAAACTCGTATTTAGCAATGACGACTACTCAGTAGAGTTTCTTATCGCGGAGACGCAGTACTCGGTTGAGGACGAAGCTAGAAGCTATGGCGGACAATACCCTCTAAATATGAAATTTAACGGCGTAAAAACGGGTTCGACCGACGCAAAACTAAAAGTCGTAGTGATAAATAAAGTTCAAAAATACTAAAAGGAGCAGAAATGGACAAAAAGAATGAACCGAAAGTAGAATTCTCAAGCGAATTGCTAATGCAAATCAACGGCGAGAAAAAAGCGTTTAATGAGGGCGTATTTGAGTACAAATTGCCTCAGATTCTAGACGACGTCGCTTACCCTTTAGGTTTTGCCGACGCAATGGACGTTAAAAAGAGGTTTAATATTACCGGACTCGGCATAAGCGGCGACATAGACGAATTTATTGCTTATGTTTTACAAAAAAGAGGTATTAACGACAAACAAGCCTCGGAGATTTCGTATGCCGATTTACTAATGTTTGGCTATCGCGTATACTTAGGGACGTTTGACGCGCAGAGTATCGCGGTAAAAAAGTAAGGGCGTTTTTAGAATGGCAATTTGATACTAGCATCCAAAACGACATTAAAATTTTTGAGGATTTGGGACAAGAAGTGCCGCAAGAGCTTTACCCGCCGAAAATGCCCGAATATATTATGAATATTCTAATGTTTTACGACAAGGTAAAGACGCAGTGGCGAGTGTTTAGCGATAGCGTCGGCAAGGCGGCTCTCATAGGACTTGATTATTCGTCCGTTTTTAAAACGGCTGAAATCTACGGAGTCGAGCTAAATGAGTTTAATATGGACGTTTTAAGAGAGATAGAGAGTTTTATCCGGGAAAAACAAAATGGGAAATAGCGTATTAATCAAGCTGCAAGCGCAAGACGATCTAACTCCCGAACTAGAAAGAATAAAAGAGAATTTAGCGTCGGCGCGCAATAAAGTAAAAGAATTCGCCGCTGCGCTAAACGAACTAAAAAGCAATAAAAAGTCTATTCTTGCCGGGGATAATGTCGATACGGGCATAGTAGGCATAACTAAACTACAAAACGAACTAAGAAATTTAAAAGCGACTAACGCCGATGCAAACGCGGTTAAGCAAAAGCAGCGAGAGCTTGAACGGGCATTAAATTCTGAAATACGAAAATTAAACTTATCGCTAAGAGAGCAAAGCGAACGGTATAGAATTCAACAAGCGGTCGCTAGCAGAAAAATAAAAGACCTAAAAAGGGAAGAGAGCGCTACCGACGACGTTAATAAAAAAATAAAAGACAATAATGCGGTTAGAAATTCAAATATCAATTCCCTTGTTAGGCATATAAGGCAAGTCGAAACGCTTGTCTTGTCTTTTTACGGGCTAAAAAGAGTCTACGACGTATTGTTAGGTAGCGGCATAAATCTGCACCGTCAAATAGAAAGCCAGACGGCCGGAATATCCGCGTTGATTACGGCGAACACTCGCCTTAGCGACGGTAGCGGCGATTTGGCTAAGCATTTTGCTATCGCCTCATCGATTGCCGAAAAGACAATGAAAAAGATTAAAACGGCCTCGGTCGAAACCGCGGCTACGTTCCCGGAACTTACCGCAATTTTCCAACAAGCCGTAGGCGGAGCGCTAGGCGCAGGCAAGGCGATGGGCGACGCAATAGATAAACAAATCGATAACACTATAAATTTAGCTAAGCGTATGAGCAATATCGCCTCCGCTATCGGTATGCCTATGCAACAGGTCAATGAGGAAATCCGCTCGGTCATAGAGGGGACGATAGATATTAACTCGCGTATAGCTAAGATGATCGGCATAACTAACGAAGAGATAAGAAAAGCAAAAACCGAAAAAGACGGACTAGTAAAATACCTAGACCAAAAACTAAAAGCTTTCGACTCTCTTGCCAGCCTACAGAGTTTTGACCGTATGGTTGCTAGAATAAAAGACAAGATAGATAATATTAAATTAGACGGAACGGACCACGCATTTAAGAACCTAAAAGGCAGGCTCGTAGAACTAGATTTGTTCCTAAAAGCCAACAACGCAGAACTGGTTAGGCTAACTTCTATGATCTCTACTTTCGTAACTGGGGCGGCGATTGACGGGGTTAGAGCTTTTATCCAAACAGTCAAAGATTTGAAAGTAGAACTAGAAATAGCTACGAGCGTTATGGCCGTATGGTTTGTAGGCGGACGCATTGCCGCTAGTTTTGCGACTGCCGGCAAAGCGGTTTTAGAGGTGGTGGCAGCCGTCAAAGCGCTTAGGGCGGCTACGGATGCGGCTACTGCGGCTACGGCCGCATATAAAGCGGTCTCGTCGGGGTTAAGAGGGCTAGGAATAGTAGCTTTATTTAGCGCCGCCGCTTACGTAATATATAAATTTACAAAAAATCTAGACGACGCAAGGGTTAATACGGAAAGGTTAAGGGACGCGCTAGAAACCCTTAACGACGGCGGGAGGCTAAAATCGTTAAACTCTCTTGAGATTAGGTCTTATATGGACGAGATTGGTAAAAAAATTGCCGAGGCCGAACAAAAAATAAAAGACCTAAAAAACAAAGAGAACGACTTTAATCCTTTCACAAATATGACCCATCGGGACAAATTTGATATTTTTAATTACGAAAAAGAAATTGCTAGTCTAAAAAAGAACCTCCAGCAATATGCAGACCAATTAGGCGTAACTACAAAAAGAGAAGAAGAATTTAAGAACTCGGTAGACAATCAAATAGCACAACTCCAAGCGGCGGGGCAGGTTTCTGAGGACTTTGCGAAAATAATGAAAGAGGACTTTTCCGAAAAGGCGCAAGAAGCAAGCAAAGCGGTCGCTACGCTAGAGGAAAAAATTGCCAAACTGGCTCTTACTATTAGCGAGAGAGATTTAAAAGGCAAAGTGCTTGACGACGCGCAAAAACAAATAGCCGCCGCCAACGATGCTCTAAATCGCCTAAAAGATAAAGAGGCGGCCGATAAGGCTGAAAGACAAAGAAACGAAGCTAAGCGCGCCCATGACGAACATATAAGGAATCTAAGAGATAAATTTACCGCGCAAGCCGATTATTATAAATCGGTAGGGGACGTTGCAAACCAGAATGCGCAGGAATTAAAATCGCACGAGTTGGATCTTCAAGAAAAAGTTAGAAACGGGCTTTTAAAAACGGCCGAACTCAGACAAATGCTTCACAATAAAGAAAAAGAATTCGCCGAAGAAAGGGCAAAAACCGAACTAGAGAACCGTCTCGAAATTTATGAGAGACTAGGTAAACTGGAAGAGGCTTGGTCTATTAAGAAACAAATCATAACGCAAGAGCTAACCAAAAAAGGCGCGACTAGCGAAGAAATAGAAAATATTACTAAAAAAGAAGAAAAAGAATACATAAAAAGAGAGAGCAAGACGGAGGTAAAAAGCGATCTTGACTTAATTACTAGAAAATTTGAATTACAAAAAAGAGCGCTGGAGCTTTATACCGATGAAACTTTTAAAAAGCAAGAACTCATAACTATTGAATACAAATACGCCCGGGACCAATACGATAGGCTTTTAAAAAACGGCGAAATAACCCGCGAACACTACGAAGAAGCTATGGCTCTAGAGGGCAAGCTACATCAAAAACAGATGTTCGACGCCTCGACGTGGGGACAGATTATGCATAGCGGCTTAAATAGCTTAGAAAACGCGATGGGTAATTTTTTCGATTATTCTTCCGATCGCTTTATGAAATTCGGCGATTTGGCGCAGGATATTTTAGGGCAAATTTACAAGCAAATAGTAAAGATGATGATAATCCAGCCATTGCTTAATTCGGTTACGGGTATGTTACCGGGTATGTTCGGCGGTTCTACGACGAGCGCGAGCTTGCCTAGCGGGGGAATGCCGGAGGTTTTAAACTCGTCCGCGTATTATAAGACGGGATCGGGGCTGTTTGCCGGCACGAGGTTTCAATTAGCAGCTCAAGGCGGCGTATTTTCAAGCCCCGATCTGCATAGCTACGCCAATTCCGTCGTAAATAGACCGACCTTTTTTAAATTCGCTAAAGGCGGCATCCCCGACATCGGCGTAATGGGCGAGAAAAACGGCGGTAGCCCCGAAGCTATTATGCCTTTAACAAGGACTTCTAACGGCGACTTAGGCGTAAAAGCGCAGGTCGGAGCGTCTTTAAACAACGTAAAAGTAGAAGTAATAAATCAAACCAGAGAGGACGTAAAGGTATCTAACGCCGCGGTAAGGCGAAACGACGGCGAATGGGTCATATCTTTAGTTTTAAACGGCGTGAGTAAAAACGTCTTAGGCTCGCGCGAAACTTTAAGGGGGTTATTAGCGTGAATACTTATCCTAGCTATCCGCCGATCATCGTAGGTTCGTCGAGGACCTTACGCAATCCTACGCATAGAAGCTCAAGCGACGGCGGCTATACGATAACGCGTAAAAAATGGACTAAGCCTAAAAGCTCGTATAGTTTAAATTACCCCGCCCTAAACGCGGAGCAGTTTAAAATTTTAAGAGATTTTTTTGTAGAAAACCAAGGTCAAGCTTTTAAATTTCGTTATCCGCCGGAGGACGAAACTAAAATTTGCGTATTTTCTATGGACGATTTAAAAGCCGACGACAATATGCAAAACCACTGCGCGGTAAAAGTGGAGATAGTAGAGATATGAAGCTAACTACGATAAAGGATTTAAACGCCGCGGCTTCAGATAGCGCGCTTTTGGTAGGGCTTGAAATTTTTATCCCCGAAACGCCTACGGTACGCATAATAAACAATAGCGAGAATATAACCTTTAGAGGGGAAGAGTTCGTAGCGTTTCCTTTTAGTATAGGCGAAATCCAAACGGCTAAGGGCGAAATACCGCAGTTTAATCTAAGTATCGATAACACTAGCCGCGCTATGCAAAATTATATAAACTCTTACGATAATTATTTAAAAACGCGCGGCGCGGAAAACTCTACTATTAAAGCCAAAATTTACGTGATTAATACAAAAGATTTAAGCGAACCGGTGCTTGAGGAGTTTTTCGAGCTTACCGACTTTAGCTCCGATAGTAAGGCCGTAACCTTTAATTTGGGCGCGGGCAATCTCTTTAATGTGAGCTATCCGCCGCGCAAGATGTATAAGGATTATTGCGTATTTAAATTTAAAGGCGAGGAGTGCGGATATAACGGGCTAGAAACTCGTTGCGATAAAACCTTGGCTAGCTGCAGGGCTAAAAATAATTCGGCGCGCTTCGGCGGATTCTTGGGAATTGCGGGCGGGTATAAGAAATGACGATAAGGGATTTAATAGGCGCTCCGTTTAAGGAAATGGACTGCTTTGCTTTGGTGAGAAAGTGCTACGAGATAGAGCGCGGCGTAATCATACCGCCGGCGCGCGCTCCGCACGATAGAGCTAAACTCGTATTTAGCGAATTTCTAGACGAAATTTCGAAAAACTGGCGCAAGGTAGAAAAACGTAAAGGCGTCTGCGTAGCTTTGCGTTACGACATAAATCACCCGAAAATAGTAACGCATTTCGGATATTTAATCGACGAAGAGCATATTTTACATACCACGTCGCAAACGGGCGCTATCGTAGAACGGCTAGCTAATTACGAAAAGTTGATAGAGGGCTATTATGACCGAAAATAAAATAATAACCTACAATAACGTTTTAAATCCCTTAGATAGAACGATACTAGCTAGCGGAGAGTATAAAAATATCGACGAAATTCTAAAAGAATTAAAATACGATAACGAAATTTACGATCTCGTAATTTCTAAAAATAGCGTTATACAAAGCGGCTTTTTCGAGCTTGAAAACGGCGACGTAGTAAATATCGCTATCGTGCCTAAAGGCGGAGGCGGAGGCGGTAAAAAGATTCTAGGCATCGTGGCTTCTATCGCGATAGCTATCGCCGCGCCTTATGCCGCCG